TTTTAACCTGAAGGTTATTGTGGACGGAGAAGTGGAAACTACTGCTCCTATTGCGTGGAACGCTGCTGCATCGGCGGTAGAGTCTGCTATAGAGGCGTTATCTATTGTACCGTCAGGAGAGGCTAGCGGCGGTGGCGGTGCTTTAAATTCGGCACCTGTAACTATTACGTTTTCAGGCACTCTTGGCAGTCGAGACGTAGCAATTATGGCAGTTGACTCTGCTGGCTTAACAGGCGGCACCGGACTTCTAACGGTTGCTGAGACAACCAAGGGTGTAAACACTGACATACGTGTGTCTCGGTCTACCCGAGGTCAAACAGGACGAACTGTAACAGGTGCATTTGAAATAGCTAGCGTATCCTCTACTACTATTAATCTCGCTACTGCCCCCAACGCAGAAAACGTTACAGGACTAAAGTACCGAATTGCCCGAACCATCAAGGTCTTTGATCCTTCGACAGGGAATATGTACCCGTTGTTTCAGGATTGGTTAAAGGGTTCTGTCCCTACAAATTGCACTACGATAGCAGCGTGGCGTAACCGACTTGTCTGTGTAGAAGCAAGTAACCCCCAAAACTTTAAAATGTCTCGACAAGGAGACACTGAAGACTGGGATTACTCAGCAGGTGACGCACAGCGATCCATCGTGGGTAGCCTTACGTCAGCAGGTCAAATTGGCGAACCTATCATTGCATTAATACCTTATCACCACAACTGTTTGGTTATTGGGTGTACGTCCTCTCTTTGGATTATGTCAGGTGACCCAGCACTTGGAGGAACAGCAAGACGTTTAGACGACCAGATTGGCGTCCTTGGCCCTAAATCATGGTGCCTTACAGCAGGCGGGTACATGATGTTTATGAGCAAGGATGGATTGTACGTCATGCCTCCAGGGTGCGGAACGGCCCCAACCAGCGTGTCTAGGGAGCTACTTCCAGAGGAACTGCTTAACATCGATACGTCTAGCAAGACCGTATCGATGGCCTACGACATGCGGTACAGAGGTATTCATTTGTTTATTCATGGTGGGTCAAACACTTCTCACTGGTTTATTGACGTTAAGACCAGAATGGAAGGCGACAGGATAACAGCCGCATTTTGGCCTGTGTCTTATCAGGCTGACCACGTAGCGTCAGCGTGTCACACCCGAAGAGACTTCACATCTAACGAATCTCCCGTGGTGTTTGGGTGTCATGACGGTTATTTACGGCATCTTAAACCTTCATTGGACGAAGACGATGGAAGTAATGCTATCGCATCTCATATTGTATTTGGCCCTTTTGCTTTGGGCGATAGTTCGGGAATGTTTGAGGGAAAGTTGAGTTCGATATGTGCAGCATTGGGGCAGAACAGCGGAAATGTTACGTGGTCCGTTCATGTAGGCCAGACCGCCGAAGATGCGGTAGACGCCGCTGCAAGGGAAACAGGAACGTGGACAGGGTACGCCGGAACCGGACTTCAGTATCGCGCTCATCCCAAAGCTAGAGGGGCGTTTGCTACCGTTAAAATATCAAGCACAGGCACGTAATGGCGTTACGCAGAGACCAGATTCAGGCACTTAAAGACAGCTTGTGCTTAGACAATGTTGACCCAGCCACTCGGTCTGCTCTCAACAATTTAGTAGACAATTTAATTCCGTTGTTTGAGTCTGCTGCAATTCCAGAACTTGGAGACCTTGGTGGCATAAATAGCGGCGCAGGCATAAATCCTGGCGAAGAAGCTGACATGCTTGGCGGCACACCTCCATTAGGTGGCGGTGGAAAAGCTCCGGTTGACGGTTTAGGTGGGTTTGAAGACCCGCCTCCTGGTGACTTTATAGACGACGGCGGCGGCGGCGGTGGCGGCCAACCACAGCCAGAATCAGGGCCGGGATGTTTAGAAATATTTGCCGCAAAAACAAAAACGGAAATACCGGCATCATCAGACGGGTCGCCGGGCGAAGGGTTTGTGATTCAAATGGATTTGGCCCTTAGAGCCCAAGATGACGAAGATGCGGAAAATGATGACGATTTAATTACAGCGCAAGATATATTTAATTGCAGACAAAGATGCAAAGAGGAAATTGCCGAAGGTTTGGCGACTTCTCTTACGACAGAAGAACTTACGTCCCTGGAATGGGGGGAAGAAGTAGATCTGGCAAAGTTAGCCGTTCTTACGGATTGTTATGCAAAATGCAACGAAGATTTGTCGCTTCAAGAATCCGGTTCTCCCCTGACGGTTTACAACATAAGCTGCGAAAAAATAGAAAAAGACAAAACAGTAATTGTGTCGTATGACAATTGCCTGGACGTTGGGTATGTGCTGGTAGAAGCCTGCGGGTGTGACTGATGGTATTTAAGAAAAACAACCCAGGCTGTCCGTGCTGCCCGTGCCCGTGCTATCACTTTGAAGGCAACGGTAAAGATTCGCTTGGAAATAAAACTCTTACAGAATCAGGAACGTTGTACAGCACAACATCTGCGGAAGGTTCGCAAAGCGCAAAATTTACAGGATCGAGTTATTTTCAAAGAGAAAAGCAATCGTGCTTTAGCCCCTACGGGCACACAACATGGACAATTAGCTTTAATCTAAAAATTGTTACTCTGCCTACACTTGCAGCGGCAGGAACGTTTGGCAACACAATGGGCGTTGTAACAAGAGCGTCATTTAGTGGGGTAGTTCCGGATGGAACGTTTTCTGGAGAATGGGGAATTTTTTACGAGCATCGAGAAACAGGAGGAACATTTTTCTTTGGGCTTAAAACAGACACAACAACTCATGTTTTTCCAGACAAAGGTGATGGAAATTTTGGGGAAGCTATAGACGATCAAAATGGAGACGGTGTAAATGGGTTTCACACTGTTTCGTGGACAATAGGCCCTGGATCAGCTTCGGTTGTTACAGTTGGTCCATCCACAACAAACAACACGTATCTTGGGAACCTTGTTTCAGACCAGTCTGATGATTTGTATGTCGGCAATAACACTGAAGGATTGAAACTCGGGGAAGACTATGACGGGCGAGATGGCGGCGAATTTCTAATTGACAACCTTTGTTTTTCGGTAACTTAAAATGGCTTGCTGTGGTAAATTGCGTAAATTAGCTACGGAAACAGCCCGCTGGATGTCTGCGGGAAAACCATATCGCTCTGATCGCAGCATTAATGCTATATTTACCCATATCTGCGTGCCTTGTGAGCATTACAAACCAAAGACCGAAACCACTGGATCGTGTGGAGTCTGTGGTTGTGGTTTAAAGAAAGAGGGAAAAACCCTCAATAAAATAGCCTGGGCTACGGCCCATTGTCCTGAAAAGAAATGGTGATTTTATGTATCCCTCAAGCAACCTTCCTTCGCTATCCGACCGTTTGTCGGCTGACCAATCGTGGAGGATTCCGTACCGGCAGTTTGCGAATCAACAGGCTCTTGGGTTAGCCGAAGGGCTTCCAGACATAGGAGATCAGTATAATCGCAGAAGGCAGGAGTTGGCTCAAAAATCAGAAGACAGGTTTGGTGGCGGCCACGTAAGCGGTGGAACGTATGCGTTAGACCGAGAAGAGCAAGAAGCCAAACGAAAGTTGCTGCGAGATGCAGAGCAGCGGGGAATGCAAATGGCTATGCGGGAAGCTGACCAAGCGATGAAGTACAGCCAGTTCGACCGAACCCTTGAACATCAAAGAGCTATGCGGCAAATGGAAATAGATGCCCGCAGGGAGCTTCAGCAGCTAGAAGCAGCCCAACGACAACTAGACCGAGAATTGCGTGAAAAACTAGCTAACGCAACTAACGACTTACAGAGACAACGCTTAAAGGACGATGCTAAGTTTACTGAGGCTAGCATTAGGCTTCGAGCAAGGCAAGCGCACGAACAGATTGCAGCCAGCCAGCAGAGGCGTGGCGTAGGAGGCGGCGGTGGTGGAATGAGCGTTAGCTATTCTACTGGAGCAACTGGGTTTGAAGACCATCTTCGTAGAATGGGAGTAATGTCTTAATGCGTTTATTTAATCGACCACGTAATATGCCACGGTTTTTTCAAGGACGCATGTTTAACCGCCGCACTGGCGGGTATGCCCCTTCTTTGTATTCTGGGTTTCGACCAAGGCGTGCAACTCACAGTCTGTTTCAGACTCAAACCTCTCCTTATGGTGCGGGTGGCGGTGGAAGGCGTCAGTACCACGCAGGTCACTCTGGTCATGCTGGTAATGTGTTAGGAGCCGTGGTGCACCACGCCAGAAGGCAGGGCGGGATGAATATGGGGCTTTTGCCCAGCACTCCTGGTTACCGTGGGACCAGGATGCATCGAGGTTTTCGGCAAGACCAAGCATCTATCAAAAGAGACTTCCGAAATCGAATACGCGATGAACGAAAAAATCTGAGAAACGCTGGTACTGACGCTGAAAGGAATAGAATTAGAGGTCGAATTGCCACTCTTCGTGGTCAACATAGGTCAGAGCGTCGTGCGCACGCACAAGGAATTCAAACAAAGTGGTCAAAAGACCACAGTTTTAACCTTGGTGGTGGTAGAAGGCGTCAATGGAAGCCAAACCAGACAACAAGTGGAAAACGGTTAAGCCGCAGGCATATACTTAGTCCGAGGATAGGAATAAATGTAGGTCAAAACCCATACACAGGTCGCAGGTTTATCCAGGGATTAAATTTCCGTCGCCAACAAGGCGGTGGTCGGGCTGGGTTTAACCGCGCTCGGGTTCGTAATATGCGAATTGCAGAAAGAATGAGTGGAGGCAAGGGCTTAGATATGAGGCGTCATGGAGGCCAACGAAAGACTGGGCCTCAATACGGACTCCCTAGAACACACGCAGATTTTACTCGCGGTGGCAACCGACGTGGCTTGATTGGTATGGGGAATCACTGGAACACCGGCTTAAATGCAGGTCGGGTTATTCGGCCAGATGGCGTTTATCGTCCTTATTTAGATCGGTGGGACAATAATCCTCAAACTAATAGAGCAATGACACCGTGGGAGCAATGGCATATGGGCGGCCGCAGAGGGCCGCAGCCGCTTCAAACGCAACCCGACTGGAATAGGTACAATCCGTTCCATCATAGTTCAGCTTGGTCAGATTGGGGAAGCTATTAATGGCTGAAACTAGATTACAAAGCCAAATGCTTGATGAAATAGGCCGGTCAGCAAGAGCGGCTATGCTTCAACGCGCTCAAATTTCAGCAAATCAGCGTGCTTGGCTTGACTACGCTTACGCTAGAGATGCTGGTGCGTTTTACGGTGATCCCTACGGTGGAGACAGTTCAGGGGAACACTTAATAGGGCAAGCAAACCCTTACGCTAAATACTACGCAGCACAACAAGCCAAACAGCTTGCGTTCCAACGTCAGCGGTTCTTAAACGCTCAAAGTTTTCAAAACAACTACATGCTCCAGCAGCAGAAGTTTATGCTTGGGCAAGCTGCCGAAGAACAAGAAGCGGCAAGAACTAAACAAGAAATGGACAGGAAGCTTGCTGTTGTTAGCAGCGAGCTTGATGCGCTAGAAAACAACCCAGAAGTAGACAAGAATAGCTGGGAGTACAAGGCTCGACGCCAGCAGCTTCTTGATGACCGATACCAACTAGAGACGGACCTAGAACGAAACACCCCTCAAGTCCATGAAGAAGACAGCGGGTTTAAGGATTCACAGGGAAACCCGATTATGTCCAGGTTTATAATTGACAAGGACGGTAAACCCATATACCACGTTCAAGGGAAAGACGTAGCTTCAAATCAACTTGAAAGAGACAAGTTTGAGCAAGCTAAAATAGACGCTGCTAGAAAAGCAAATCACGACGAAGCTGTGCTTGAAGAAACAAGGTTTAACAATAGAACGGCTAGGCTTAAAGAACGAAATACTCAAGCAGCTAACGAGCGTAAAGCGTCTGGTGCTGTTGATAGCACCGAAATGTATAAAGAAAAAATGAAAATTCGGGACGAAATTAGAAAAGAAAGAACCGAAGCAAATAAGCTCGCAAAAGCAGAGGAATGGAAAAAATGGACGGAAGCCAATCCTGACGCTACAGATGACGAAAAGCAGCAAGCCAAAATTAACATAGCTCTTGAGAATGAGCTAAATGATGATGTTGAAGTACAAGAAATAAACGACCGATACGATAGGCGTCAGTTGTTAAGAGAGCCTGAACTTACCCCTGAGCAGGGCAAGACAACGGTGCAATACGAGCAGCCCGGCGACTCAATGTACCAAGAAGAAATGCCGGATGAACAATTCGCTGGAACGGAACCAGCAGGACTTTACGACCCCACCGGACAACCACTCCCTATGGATGGTGGGATGTATAACGGATTAGCCTAATCAATGGGACGTTTTGTAAGAAATCAATTCGGACAGACGGTTTACATTCCTGTAGATGCCTCGCCGATAGAAACAATCAATCCCACAAGTCTTTCTGACCTTGCCTCGCCTATCTCTGGCATGGGTGTTGTTGACGACATTGAAGTCGAGCAGCCTGTAATCTACGACAGGGAAAATCTGCAATTTGAAAATCTGATGCTCACAGAAGAAGAAAATGAGCGGATGCGTCAGATGGAACGGGACAGGCGGGCACTGCAAAACTTAGGGATCGATGTCCCAGACCGTCCCATTATGCAAGTCCAACCCAGACGGCCCCAGGATACTGCTGTGGGGCGTGTCGCAGAATACAACAGGGCTCAAGAGCAAGCAGCAGAGCGGCAACGGATTCAACAAGCGACAGATGCTCGTGTTCGCAAAGAGCGTGAAAAACATCGACAGAACCAATCCCGCCGGGATGCCATGCTTAATTCTCCCGAAGCTAGGGAGATGGTTCGCAAGATTCAGCAGGGATTAGCTGACGAAGAAGAATTTAAAGCCAATTGGGTTAAAGACAAAACACACGCTTGGGACGTAGGCATTGAAGGCGATGCGTACCAAGAGTTATGGGCACAGCTAAATCAAGAACGTATATCGTCTCGAATGGCAGGCGACCTTTCTGGAAAACGGGTAGAACGTACAGATGCAGGTGCTGCGTTTGCAGACGACCGCACGTACCCAGTAGCTGACCCAGAAACAAGAGATGCGTTGCTTGCTGAACTAGAAGCTGAACACAATCAGCGAGAACTGGAAAAACAAGCTCGTTTAGCACGCATTGGTCGAAACTACACGCCCAGACCGTTCGATCCCAGTTCGTATGACACTTATACTCGTTTGCGTGAGAAAATAAAAAACAGAGCAAACACCAACGTATTACGGACAGGTGACGCTGAAGACTTGGGGCGAGCCGCTAACGTACACGACAATTTATTTTCAGACGAAGGGCGTAAATCGCCTGAAGAACTGTCGTCGATGCGTCAAGAAACGCTGAACCTTTTAAAAGATTCTATAAGCAAGACTCGCGGAGCAGGCGAATACCAAAAACCGTTTGTAGATGAGTTTACTCGCAGGATATTACAACAGAACGACATTGTAATAGACGACCCAAACGTGCGGAATCAGTTGTTTAACGAAGCTCAGGTGCAGCTTGAACAAGAAGAACAGCAAGCAACACAGTTTATAGATGGGTTAATAAACCAAGCACGAACAGTTGCAGCTAACGAAAAAACCGCTGCTGACGTAAGCATACGCGACGGAATGAATCTTATTGGGTTTCGCACGACCGATCAGGTTCAAGCACCGAAAACATTAAGAGAATCACGCAGAGAATATCAGCAGCTAGAAAAGCGTGCTAATGAGTTTTTAAACCGGTCTGATGTTTCGGAATTTCAGAAAAACAAAGTGCGAATGGCACTTCGGGCATCCGGCACTAGGCTGCAATCATCTGACATTGAATCAAATTTTGAGCTTAGGGTTCAAGACAAAGTATTGGCTCTTAGCGATTATTG